CTGAAAACCATGTTACGGATTCTATCTCTCTAAGCCTCGGTCAACCAAGATTCTCTATCGAAGATCTTATCTATTACCTAGTAATTAGATAATTATCTATAGAATCTATAAGAGTTTTGTGTTATCTAGAATCGTGAGCATCACCATCATTACTAATAAACAAAGGATCTTTATATTTTAAATACTCACTCGTGATAGCAGCCTCTTTTTATTGTAGATCCATATCTCCAATAAAATGACTACAAACCCTCTTCAAATTCTTCTTACAATTATATGCAACCCATCCTCCATAAACTTTTAAATATCCAGAAGGGTTAAATATATTACGCGATCTCTTTGAAGTTGGTTCGGATCCTGAAGAGATATGATATTCTCCACTCTTAGTGAAGACTTCATAAGTAATATCTCTTCTCATAGTCTTTTCATCAACTGCTTCATGCTTAAATTTTTCTAGATAGTTGGCATACATTTTATGTTTCTATGCATCCACTTCTCTTATATGTTCCATATATTCCTCGAGAGAATATGTTTAGAAATTCTCTATGAAATCAAAAACAAAATCAGATTCTTAAAAATACCGTCGGAAAGATTAGAGGTAATTATAATCACATTAAGTTTTTCCTCCTCCCTATCTACCTATCAAACCAGCAAACAAATTCATAACACATCTATCATACGCCCAGAGATTGGTATCAGCATTAGTGTTCAATAATTTTCTCTTTGAATATGAAGATCCGCAGGAACAATATTTGTTATAAAAATTATAAAAATCTGAAATGGAGTCGAATTGCCTTTCTTTACCTTCGTAATCGAAAAACTTCAACTCTGGAATCGATACATAAGATCTTCCTTAATAATCATAATATTTAAGATCTTTTTAATGTATTGATATATGTTCTTCTCCTCTGAGTTAGAACCTTCTCATGACTGCTCTATCAAGTGCTTTCATAACAAAGTTATAAAATTTGTTATAAACTGAAGATTATTTGAGCCAGTCAGAGTATTATACTAGGTATCTATAATACGACTTGTACACAAAGAAGACAATAGCAGCAGCTATAAAGCTAACTAAAACAACAAAGAATGTATTAACAGCTTCTTTATGTTGGGTAGGTTTAATCAATTAAGTTGGTAAGTAAGCTGGTATCAAATATTATCTACCCAATTAAGTAACATTTGATAACTCGGAAGCCATATGGAATTCATGCAAACATTCTCCATAAGGGTCATTATAATCTTTAGCTTCCTTTGTAACTGTAACAAAATCTGTGGAAGTGCACATTATCATTTAAAATTTAGTATCTTGGTCTTTTTAATTAGCAAATTTAGTTGAAATACATTTTTATTAACTATATTATAAAAAACTTCTTCTAACAAAAAAGGCTCCATGATACTAACCATCAAAATTTTAATACTCCAATTCTGATGTAAAATCTTCCACGCATAAAATTTAAACATTATATCCTATATCAATACTATATTTTTTATAGGATAAATCAGAGTCGAAGTTTGACCTCTAAAATACTGGCATGTAATAAACGAATCCTTTCTACACAATACGAGCTCTCAATCCTTTCTAAAACCAATTTAGAGGAATCTAATATCCAAAGAATCTCAATACTGCATAGATTAACAAATCTTTTTATTTAGCAAACCATGCTTAAATTTTATCAAAGACATTCTCAAATTAAGGTACATCTGAGATTATCTCTACGGTTCCGTTACCCTTAAACAATGACATCTTAGGCATCATATTCAAAATATTGATTCCTATGGCTCCACTCTTCGGTAAATTTTCAATCCATTTACCTTAGTCGTCGTCATCCTTTGCAGCTCTAAACTTCAAATTCGGCAAAGGGTTATTAAATGGTAGAAAATCCTTAGGGATGACAATTTCAGTTTAAGCTCTACCATTTCTATCGCACACAATATCATCAATCATATCTTAAGATAGGGAAGTATAGGACAACAATTTTCTATAGAAGTAATTGTATAAGATGGAATCATAATTATATATACACATTCTAGCTCCTATATAAATCGCCATAAATTTATCCCCTACCTTTTAAAATGCAGACAATAACACGGTAGCAACATTAATCATTAATCTAAATATCCAAGACCAATCTATGGATATTCTTGATTCTCCAGATGCTCTTTCTTCTTTAGGCTATTTCTTCGGAGCTTCTGGTTCAGGTTTAGGTTCAGCTTATCTGAGAGGAACAGCTTCTTCCTCTTCTGGGATTAGGTCAGGTATTTCATCATATGCACGATTCTAAAGTCCCCAAATGACGAGCTTCCAGAAAGTTACAAAGTTT